AAATAAATGTTTTTTATTCCGCCAGAAATCCTATTACAGTCTAATCCCCTGCCCTTAGATATGAGTGTGCATGCCATAAGTGATTGATTTTTAAGTGGTTAAGGAAGGGCTTTTACACCCTTCCGTAAATTTATTTTGTTTATGATTGTCTTACAATATCAGCACCAACTCCCGTCTGAACACCTGCTGAATATCTAGCTACTACTCTAATATTATCTGAACCGTCTAGGTTAGACATATCAAGTAATTGTATTCTTGTAGCGTCTGAAAGTAAATCAGTTCCAAAGAACATATTTGATTTTTGAGCAGCTACTAATTGATTGTCTGCCATACCAGGACAAACTGCTATCTTGTAACCTTCAAATACAGGCTCATAGTCGCCATTCATGTTGTAAGCATTTACATATCCTAATGTAGATACTGCTGAAATATACATAGCATAAGTTTTATTATTCATATATATATGCAAATCTTCTTTTCCTAAAATTGCAGGAACATTAGCAGCCATATCAGTTGTTAAAGTCTGTAAGTTTGCTATAATGTTAGCTGCTGTATAAGCACCAGAAGCAGAAGATTGAATTACTGTAGCGTCTACACCTGGTAATAAGTAACCTGTAGCTGCGCCTAAGAATCCGTTAAATTTACCTGCAACTGCTGTTCCTTCCCAGATACTTTCTTCTGTAGCCTGTGCTATAATCTCCCCTAAGTAAGATATAACATATTCGTCAAAACTTGCAGATGGTGGTGAGCCTGCCCCTGCTCTCATATTTTGAGCTTCAAAGCTACTGAGCAAGTTAGCCTTACATAAATCCACGTTTATTTGTAGATTTTTTGGCTCAATATATTTTGTTTCTGTTAAAGTTAAAGTACCTGCGTCATTAAAGTCGCAAGTAGCGTCAACTACTAAACCTGAGTTACCCATAACCTGTAGGTTACTACGATATTTCACGTTTTCAATCATTGTTAAATATTCTAATGATTTTGCTTCTTTTAAACTTTGTGCTATGAAAAAGCCTGCCGCTTTTCCTGCATAATTTGAATTTACTGTAAAAGCCATAATTTTTTTTTTATTTATTAATATTATTTATTTAAGTTATATAAAATTCTTTCTTGTGTAGAAAGTTTTTTGTATTCTTTTTTACTTAGCTCTTTTCTTTCTGAACTAAATTTATTTGTGTTTAAAGCTACATCAGCAGGTTGTGCTGCTAATTCTGCTTTTAGTTTTTCGTTTTCAGTTTTCAGTTTTTTTATTGCTTCAATTTCCTCTGCTGAAAATTCAACTACTTCTGTAGTTTTTGTAGTAACTGTTTTAGGTTTATCTTCAACTTCCTCTGTAGTTTCTTCTGACATTTCTACATCTTCTGTATCTGATTCTCCTAATCTAGCTTTGATGTCCGCAATAGCGTCTTCTAGGTTGTCAACTTTTTCTTTCATTTCTTCATAAGTCTTAGCCCAGTCAGTTTCTTCTGCTTCGCTTTCGTAATCATCTTCTTTCTCATCTTCTTTTGCCATTTCTTCTTTTACTTCTTCTGTCATTTCCTCTTTTGGAGTTACTTCTTCTTCCGTTTCAGTTTCCATAACTTCGCCAACAACCCCTTCTTCTTCAACCCTGAAAGATACCCCTGTATCAGTTTTGTAAGTTCCAATTGGTAAAGGTATTGTAGTTCCATCTTCGGTCAAAACGGAAATATCCACCCCAGAAGCTAATTCATCTGCTGTAGATGTTAGTATTGTACCATCTTCTGTTTTTGCTTGCCAAGCCATTTTAACTGGCTCTTTGTCTAGTCCTAATGCGACTAATATTTTTTCTTTAATATCCATAGTGTGTTCTTTTTTAATATAATAGAAATATTGGTTAGTTATTTGATTTTGTAATTATTTCGTAAAGAGCTTCTAGTATTTGCTCATCAGTTAAATTCATTTCAGACATCTTTTGCATTTTATCTACAAAATATCCTTCAATGCTTAATCCTTTAAGTTCCCCGCTTTTTATCTTACTCCAAAGCTCGTCATTGTCTATACGCATTTTTACAAACCAAGTTCCATTAGGTAAGTCAAATCCGTAAAGTTTAGATTTATCTTGTTCACCTTCTTTTATCCAACTTTCTACAGTTAGTACACCGCTTACTCTATCTTGATGTTCGTATGTAGCTTTGTGGTGATTGTTATGTTTTAAGTACATTTCAGCTGCCTTACGTATAGTGTCTGGACTAAAGTATACATAGTATTCTGAATCCGTCTGTGGGTCGTAACGGAATATCTGCTTGTTAGGAATCAAAGCAGGACTTACAACCATACGCTTATCTTCATCTACTTTTGCAAATGTTAAATTGTTTTTTTCCTTACCAAAGTAAACCATGTTTTCTTCAATAGCAGGACTAGCAACCAGACTTATAGCGTCAATAGTCAGTTCTTCTGCGTCATCAGATACCACTAATTCTACGATTCTAGTTGTTTTCATATCTTCGTAATAATCAGCATTGTCTGTTTCACATTCTGCTTTGGTATTATATTGGCACTTTCCTGTGTTACCAAATTTCCATTTTCCGTTTTCGCATTTTTTGCATGGCATAATATATAATAGATTAAATTGTTAGTTATTTGATTTTTAAATTGTAGCTCTCCTTCTTATGTTAGCTAATTTGTTTTGGCTATTAGTCATATCGTCTGTTACTACAAAGGCTTGAACAGGCTCAGGCTGCATAGTATCTCCGCCTAAAGTAAACTGTCCGCTAGTCATTTGTGGTGCAGGACTTCCGCCACCACTTACTGTTGCCCCACCGCCACCTGACGCATTAGAAGGACTTGTACTTAGTATTTTCTTAATTGCTGCTGCACCCATAACACCTGTAGCAACTGCTTGTATAGTATTAAAAGGTGGTGGTACAACTGCCATAGTATTCATAATAGCTTGTTGCGTGTTGTATATTGTTCTTGCTACTGCTACTGCTTTTGCTGCTGCGTCACTTTCTCCTGCAAGGGCTGCGGCTGCGTCAAAGCCCATAGCAATAGTTTTTTCCTTTTCCTTTTCTACTAAGTCTGCTAAGTCTTTCTCCTTTTTTGCTGCTATTTCGTCATCTTTTTCTTTTTGTTTTCTCGCCTTATCTTCTGCTTTTTTCTTATCATCTCTATATTTCTTTTCTTCTGCTTCTTTCTTTTTTAAAGCTGCTGATTCTTCTGCTGCTACAGCTCTTACAATAGCCTGTTCTTCTGACTTCATTCTTTTACGTTCAGAAAAATTACTTCTTTCTATTTGAAATACTTGTGCTTGTAAGTTTGCTTCTGCGTCTAAATTTTCTTTTGTTGATTTACTGAATGAATTTTCTACTTGCTGAAATCTTAACTTTTCGTTAGCTACGTGTAAATCTTTTTGTAATTGTTCATCTGCTAATCTATTAGCTGTACGCATGAATTCTAATCTTTCTTCATTAGAAAACTTTTCTATATCTCTAGCTTTAAGACGCAACTCCATTATATCCTTTTCAGTTCTAGCCTTTTCAACTATTGCTTCCCTTTCAAATTTCTGTAAAGCTAATCTGTCTTTCTCTAATTGATTAGCAACTTTCATTTCTTCTTTTGTAGTTTTACCAAAGTCTTTTACCCCCTGCACTGTTTCTTTTAAACTTTCTTTAAAAGCGTCAAAGTTACCTGTGATTAAATTAAATAAAGCCTTACCTGCGTCAGAGATAATATCTGTGACGTTACCTAAAGCAACACCTAGCTGTGTAGTTATTTGTTTAAACTTACTTGCCCCTTCTTCACTATCTTTAAAATATTGTGCTAAACTTCCTATTGCTACTACAAAGAGTCCTATTCCTGTTGACGCTATAGCTGCTTTAATAGAAGAAAACGACCTAACTGCTACCCTACCCATACTTCTTACTCCATCTGTAACGCTTTTAAGCGAAACGCCCATAAATTTAAATTCACTAGCTAAAGTTCCTGTTTCTTTTGCTACTTCCCCTATATTTGATTTAACTTGTAAATTAACTGTTTCTGTATTTTGATTCGCCATGTCTTAGAATGTTATGTTTGTTGATGTTAATTCGTGTAAATAAACTATTGCGTTCCAAATGTTATTTACGTTGTTTCTGTCCGTACATTGAACAGTCATTGTATTGCTACCAGAATCTATCATAGCAAAAGTTCCGTTTACACCTGACTTAGCTATGTTTCTAGTAAAGCCTGTGGTAAAAGTCATGCTATAAGAATTATCTACTACAGTACAACCCTGAAATAGTCTATAAGAAAAATTACCTGCTGTACCACTAGAACCGCCTACTTCCAGTCTTGTTAAAAATACTTCCCAACCAATTATACTGTTATTTCTTACGTTTATAAAATTACCACCCTGATTGTTTACTGTTAAGCTAGTTGCTGTATTATCTGTTGTATATCCTGATAGCTGTATTACTGACATCTGTCTATCTGCAAAAGCAGCACCACTATTGATACTATTTAAACCACCACCTAAAGCAAATTCACTTTGTCTGCTCGCTCTACCATTAATACCTAAAACTGTTGCGTTGTTTATATTAGAACTTATTTGATTTTGTGTTCCTGTTATTATGTTATTACGTGAATAGCCGTTAATTCTGTTATCTTGCCCTGAAATAAAACTACTATCTGTCTGTGCAGCTAAAATATTATTATTACCTTCTATTTTGTTTGTTTCTCTTGTTATGTTTCCCTGTATATTTCCTTTAAATCTAAATATTCTGCAAGTACCTGTAAGCACGTCATAAGTATAGCCATACGCTTCACATTGTACTTGATTTGGTACTACATTATTTGTACCATCAGTAAAAGTTACGACACCATCTTGCGAAATTGACTTCGGTCTAATGTCAAAGTTAGGTAAATTAGTTACTTGAGTTTTTGCCATTATATTTTAATAAATTCTACTGTTGCTAAAGCATTTGGTTTATAGTCTATTTTATTTACTCTGAATATTTGGTTCTTAATAAACACCCTGTCATAGAAATTAAACGTTGATATGTCAGAAGGTGTTAGATTAACTTTTATAGTCATTATTCTTGTATCAGGGTTATATAGCTCTGCATAATAAGGTAGCCAATAAAAATTAAATAAATTGTTTACAGGAGAAGCACCTATAGGAAACACTAGCTGACATTCCCCAAAGTTATAATCTATAGCACTTGTAACTGACGGTATATCTGATAAGTGGCTAAACCTTAGAAACGTGCTTTCGTCTGATTGTGTTGCACCACCGTAAGCAGGTACAGTATAATATTCCCCAGAACCCAAAGTAAAAGTTGTATTCTTATAAAATATTCTAGGTAAATTTTCAAAAGATTCTGTTTCTGTAGCTTCATCATTTGCTGTAAAAATTGCAGGTGTAATAAAATCCCCAAACTGTTCAAATAAAGGTTTTATAACTGTAGCTGCAAAAGGCTCTGCTACTATTTCGTCTGTACCTTCTAAAATTGTATATGCTTCTGCACTAAATTCTTTGCTACCGTATAAAAAGCCATTAGTAGATTTTTTATACAAATTAAATACATGGTCGTCTTCGTCTTCTTCAAATTTAAATATAGTATTCTTATTCAAGTCTGTTAAAGGTGTCAGCTTCATTTCAGAAACATCTACTTTGTCTGTCCAGTCATGCTGTATTCCCCTACTTGCTAAATTCGTACCTGCTGTATTTACATTAAACACATCTTCGTATGGTTCTATCAATAAATTGTTAGGGTTATCAGGGTCAGGTAAGCTAATTAAATTAAACATAGTAAATAAACCTTTTAAGAAATCCCATTGTTTTAATTCCCCTCTAAAATTTAATAACTGTTGTTCTACATCTATTAACGTACTTTCTATTTCTATTATAACTTTTGCAAGTGAATTATCTAATACAAAGTCAGTATTACTAGCAGCCCCCTTACTTAGTTTAAATTGTATTTCCGAACCTGCTGCCAATGCAGGGTCAGTTGGTGTACCTGTTCCAATTACACCGCTAACGTAAGCATTTGAATCACTTGTAATTACACTACTTGTTCTGAAATGCGGTATAGTTTGTTTTAAAACACCACCAACATAAACTTCTAATATATTTGTTTGGATTAGTGGACTTGTTACAGTTGTACTAAATAATTGAAAATTAAATTTAACTATTGTTCCTGCTACTAAAGTTGTGATTTTATTATTAGATAAATTATAGTAATCAGAAGCTATTATATTTCCATCGTCTAAATCGTCAAAATCTATTACTTGTGATGTTGTTGAATATGTTACACCTGTATTGGCTTCATCTGCTTTAAAAGCCCCATTAATTATACTTTCCCCTTCTTCCCCCCAATTAAAGTCCATGTAAAGGTCAGTAAACAAGTTAGAATTAAAAAATGTACTTGTATAGCTAAATTGTTGCGTATCTTGAAATATTCTATCTACTAAATACTTTATATTTATACATGGTCTAAAAGCGTCTGTAATTTTGTTTAGCTTAGGGTTGTTAGTAGCTGCGTCAATAAATATATTTCCAGTCCAGTCTATAAAAGGATATTTAACTGTACTATAAGCATTTCTAAAACCTGATGTATTTGCGTTTGTATAAGTTATTCCAGTACCACTTGTAGCCCAACTTTTTTCAATTTGGTCAAAATTATAAGTATGCTGTAATTCCTTAAAGCTCATATTATTAAACGTCTTGTCTTTTAAAACGTCTATTAAAGCTACAGTTTCAGAAAATACATTTACATTGTAGCTAATTTCGCCTACTGAATCTTGACTTATTTCTATCATACGCAAAAATCCTTCAAACAAAATATATCCATCTTGCTTTAATACGCATTGAGTTTTAACATAAGGGTTAAAAGTAAGCCCGTCAGTAGTACGACTTATTTCAAATATATTATCAAAGATTTTATTGTTTCTTTTTGTAGCAGGTAAATTAAAGTCCTTAGAATAGCTTTGTGTTTTCTCTGCTACATTTTTAAAATTATCTACACTTAAAGTTAGCGGTATATCTTCATCTTCGTATAAGTCACATATCACTTGACCGTTTGCTAGTAAATTAGTTGCATTACTAGGCTGTGCTACTTGCTGCGTAACTTCTATAGTGTTTATTGTAGCTAAAGCACCAATTTGATATATAGCTAATAACATAGAGCTATTACTAGCTGTAAATTGTAAAGTGATAGTTGTATTAGCTACTGCTGTTGCGCTAGATGTTCCTGCTGAAACAGGCGGTTGCGATGTACTTATATATTTAAAGGCTTCTATATGTATTACGGAAGATGTTACTCCTGCTGCAAAACTTATCTTTACATCGTATATTTCCCCTGCTGTTAAATTTTGTATTTTCTGTACTATACCGCAATTACCACCTGTAAAAACTAAAGCATTACTTGTTTCACTTACAGAAGCACCAGAAGATGTTTCAATAAATCTACCAAAAGTATTAGGCGATAACGTTGCTACTGGTTGATAGTGTATAGCTGCATTTAAAGCAATAGGCGTTACCACGTTTGTAGTTGAAGATGTATTAATACCGTTAAAATCTACACCATCTGCATAGTAGTTGTAAAATACAGGAAAAGCTAAAGGGTTATAGCTTTGTGGATATACTATTAATTGTACGCTCATTAGACTGCTTGTGTTCTTAGTATTTTACTTTTTTCTAATTCAAATGTATACTGCATTAACTTGTCATTAGCTATTGTCTTTCTAGTATAACTTGATGTTGTTAGTCTTACAGGTTCTACGTATGTGCTTAGAGTTGTATTTATGTCATTAGTACTTGTATAGCCATTAACAATATAAACTTCTGGACTATTAACCAGTTCTTCAAACCATACACCCTCTGCTTCATTTACATAGTCAGTATTTATTGTTAGCCTTTCCATAGCGTTTACTCTAAAAGATTTTTTACCACCTTTATATCCATTTACTTGATAATAGCTTTCGTTCCAAGTTCCTTCTATTTGATTATATTGCGTACCCTGAGTTGTAATACTTCTATTTGACCTTTTTGTGAATGTATAGTAATCCCATACACCGTACTGGTTTAACCAACAAATTCTTACAGCTTCATAACCTCTAAGGTCAGGGCATTGTCTGTATATTGTAATTGTTTCACTTATAGCGGCATTAGCAGCATTTCTTAAAACTACAGTATAATAGTCTAAAGTATCATTTGTTATTATTGTCTGAAACGTGCTACTCCAATTTCTTAAATTAGCAGGAAAAGCCCCTAAGTGTAATAAGTTTCTTTCTGCTTCTGTACTAAAAAGATTTGCGCCATTTGTACCATTTGCAGGGTAATTTTCTGTTCCTAAACTTGCACCTGCTGAATTATAAAATGTAAAAAGCACATTATTTAAAGTTGCGTCTGTTCTTAAAAAAGAAAGAGTACCGTAATCCCCTACTTCTGCATATTGAGTAGTTGGCGCATTAGTTAAGAACCTACTTGAACTTGAAGATAGAACAAAGTCTGTAGTGTCAAAACCAAAATCAGCGTTTGTCTTATCTAATACGTCAGTCCTTTTTAAATAACCATTAAATAGTAAATATACAATAGAATTTTCAGTATCTAAAATAGTTGGTGCTTCATCTGCGTCTGCTGCCCCTTCTATTTTGAATACTATTTCTAACCACCTTACGCAATTATTATTCATGCTTAATTTATCAGTAGTTTGCAAAGGCCTATACTGAATTTCTGGTGTAAGTAGTTTATTTCCTTTGTAGTCAGAAGAAAAAGCCGAATTGTTATCTGCGCTTACATAGCTTTCAACCACTTTGCTTAAATCAAATATTCCTACACCTGCATTGTTTGGTGTTGTTTTAAACGTACCTACTGGTATTCCAGTAGATGTATTTGGTGGTGTTGTTGAACTTATATGTACTTCTGCTATATATTTAACCTTAAATTTTGTAGATACTATTGAGCTGTCAGATACCGTATAAATTACAGGCTGTCCTACAGGTAATATATCATATAAAGGTTTTTGTATTATTGTTAATGCCATACTGCTAATTGTTTTGTGTAGGAAAATCTTTTGTTACTCCATCTATTGTTGCTGTTAAGTCTTTTCCTACAGATTCTAATAAATCTTTGCCAAATGTTTCTAATGCAAGTCCTAAAGGTCTTTGAAAAAATGAAATACTTTTAATACCATGCAGCTTTATTTTTCTTGCAATTAAAAACTGTAAGGACTTTCTAGCTGTAAATTGCCCGCCTTTTTCTCTAGGTGCTAGCCCTTTTTTTACTATCCACTTATCTAGCATACTAGGTGGCGGCATTTTATTAGTATATTTAAACGGACTAGCTTGTGTTTTACCAGTCCATGATTTATACTGTTGTATTGTTTTGTTACCGCTTACTCCTTTATCTACAAAAGTACCATAGCCAAGCATAAAAAATTTAACTGTAAAATTTTCCCCATCTTCTTCAACTTCAAAGCGTAAAGAATTATATAATTCCTTACTAACATTTTTTTTATTTCTAGTTAAACTTGCCCTAGATTGTTTTATAACATTCTTACCAAAGCTATTAAGAAATCTTTGTAGATTATCTGTTTTCATTATACAAGCCCTACAAAAATTTCACATTGTACGTCAGTACTTCCTGTAGGCTTTACTTGAATACTTGCTAATGATTCCATAGTTCCAAAACTAGGCGTTGTATCTGCTTCTGCTAAAAGTATTTCTGCGCCTTCACTAAGAACATGAGAATAACCTGCTCTAAGTTTTACTTGATATAATGTTGCTGAACCTACAAAAGCTACTTCAATATCTTCTGTTGTACTTAGATTTGTTATTCTTATATACTTAGTTCTATCAACGTCAATAGCCCCTGCTGATGTATAAGGGTTTGCTGCAAATACTGCTACTGTTGTTGTTTGTGACTGAGTACAAGTTACTATTCTTTCCAATACATCTACTACGCTTGTTTGTGTAGTTGTGTTTGTTGAACCCCTAACGCTTCCATTTAGCGTAACCGATTCTGTAATTGTTGTCGTTAAATCTGCCATAATTATTTTTTATCTATTTGTTTTAATTTATTTATTGCCCATTCAATACCACTAACACCACCCCAAGCGTCATACATTAAACCCCCGCAACCTTCTGAATATGGTACGTCTTTATGTTGTTGGTGTCTTTTAAAACTCGCCATTCGTGCTATAGTATCTCTGCTTATATTTTCTTTGTTTGCTAATTGTCTTGCTCTAGTCCAACCTACTCTAGTACCGCAATCACTACCGTTTTTCTCTTTCCACTCTATTGCGCGTTTAGCATTATTACTAGCACTTTCTGGATAGTCATTGTACGTTTCAAACTTTATGCTTATAGCTTCTAGCTTTTCTATTAAATCATCATAGTTCATGTTATTTGTTTTTCATTAAAGCTAATATTGTATTTATTTTTTCCTTTAAATCTTCCATGTTTTTTTGATTCCTTTCGTGGTGTTTTGAGAAAGTATCTTTGACTTCCCTAATACTAAAAAAGAAAAACTTATATAAAGCATAAAAGCAGCCTAATAATAAGACTAAACTTAGGCCGTAATTTTCTACTAATTTTAAAGTTTCTTCCATTAGAATTTATAAGTTATTTTTGGTGGTATTAGTTGTATTATTAATTTTCCTATTTTAAATTTAAACATTAGTACCCTGCGCCTTTATTTTGTGTTGATAACGGAATGTTACAAGTCTGAAAGTCATTAGTTACTAAGATTCCAATGTTGAAAACATAACCGCATAACTCATTGTCAAACCTTTCAATAAAAGGCTCTAGTGTAAACTCATCTTGCGTAAAATAGATAGGTTTGTTTATGTCATTAGTTCCTTCTGCTGATTGTTGTATTGAGTGTCTTAACATACCAATAATATCAGTACATATTTGCAAAGTTTCATTAAATACATCTTGTTCATTTCCTAGTGTTTTATATAGCTTTGTAAAATCAGCGTCCATATTGTTTTTAGTCCAATCTTTCTTTTCGCTTACTAAGTCACCTACAAATATTTGAAAGTTGTAAGTTAATTGACTTTGACCTGTTGTTACATTTATTGGGTTTATGTGCATAAGCGGAAATTTCGTATTCTTTTCCAAATCTATGTCAAATATGTCGCCTACTGCTGTAGTATGTATTTGTGCATGATACTCGCCTATTCTTAATAAAGTATTAATTACGTTGTTATAGGTTTTACTTTGTACTGCCATTTAATTTTACTTTTTGACTTGCGTTTAAATCTGTTTCGTAACTTAACCAAGTTAAGCACTCAAGCAACCCAAGTTTTGTTATTGTTTCTAAATTCCAAATTTGTGCATTACATAATCTATACATAACTGCAAACCAACCCCATTTCTCGGCAAATGATTCAGTTACTCTTGCTTCCCCATGTTGCTCAGCATTTCCATCAAAAACGATGGCAAAATCTCGCATAATTCCTTCCCTAAAGTCCAAAAAAAAACCAGACTTGCTTGCACTTGCTCAGCTGACATCTTCTTCATTTCTTCTGCCCTTATACTAATATCCCCATCATAGGCTTCAATAGTATAAATTTTATTTTTCTTTTCAACTACTGGTCTGTAAAGTATTGCCATTATTTCTGGCAAATGTTTTTCCAACCCTAGTTTTATAAACTGCTCTAAGTCTGCATACTCCCCTAAGGTTATGTCAGACAGTCTAGGGTGGAAGCCATACTCTACATTCCCTATTTTAATTATTCTTTTAAAATTACTGTTTTGCTTATTTTGCAATTCAGTAATCTTTGTCATTAAAAGAGCTACATCTTGTATACCTAGTTCTTTAACTAATTGTTTAGGTATATTAGATAGAGCAGCAATAGTTTCAGCAGCTTCCTTTGTCTTACTTCCTGTTTCTAAGTCTATAAGTTTTAGCCATTTACTTAGAGTAACATCTGACCATTTACTTATTAACTTATACTTCTTTGTCTTACCTTCTTTTTTAATTTGTACTTCCATATCTCAATATATAATAGAAAAAATTGTTTTTTAGTTTATTAATTGTATATTCGCGGCATACTAATTTTTCTACATCATGTTTTGTTATAGATTTGCCCTTCTTTGTAAGGGCTTTTCTATTGCACAAAATACTTTCCGTAGTTACTATCTACTTCATAATACATTCGCATAGCTAAAGCGTCTGCATAATCTGGTGACCTTCCTAGTATTGCTTTTATTGTATCTTTTGGAATTATTTGCAACTTGTTATCCTTATCCATATCCTTTGCTCTTACTTGTTCAAGTTCTTCTATTAAATAGTTTTTAACATTAACATCTTGACAAGTTACACCTATCTGCCCTTTATTTATTAAGTCAGCAAGTTTATAGTAACATTGAGTTTTTAAGTTTTGATAGTTTTCTGCTTTTATAGCTCTTGCATTATTTACAAAGCCCTGACATCTCAAATAATCTTTAGCCCCACCACCAACACCATCTTCGTCAATAATAATGTTTCTTAAAGGTACTTGGAATTCTTGCTGCATTTTCTTAACTTCGTCTACAACATCATTTACAGCTGATTTAAGCAAAGTTACTATCTTTATAAGGTGTAACCCTTCCCAAACCATTATAACTGTTCTATCGCTTCCAAAACGCGCTACATCACAAGATATGTATTTTTGACCGTGTATTCCTTTTTGGCTAAATAAACTTACTATTGCATTGTAATCTATTAAGCTGTCTTTAGTTGCGTCATATTCCCAATTACCAAATAAAAGCCTTTGTTTACTTAATTCGTCTAGCGTTTGTAATTGTGTTTTATAGTATTTAGATATATATTGGTTGTCATCTACTAATGACTGTATAAACTTTCTGTGCGGCTTTTGTTTACCTTCTTTTGATGGCCTGTAATATTGAGTATATACCCAGTTCTTAGCAGGGTTACAAGTCATTAACATTTTAGGAATAAGGTTGTATTTATCTAACTTATACCGCATACGGCTAGCTACTATATTTTTTGCCTTTTCTGTTATTTGATTTGCTTCGTCTATAAAAGCACCTGTTATTTCTAAAGAACCTAAGCTATCAAAGTTTCTATCAGAAGGATATAAGAATAAGTCTTTTAAGATTATTTCTGATTTATTGTAAAAGGTAATAATATTAGAACCTGCATTAAAATTATAATGTTTACCTGCTTGTACTCCCCAAGTTTCGCATACTTCAAAGAAAGTGTTTAATGTTGTTTTCTTTAAGGAATCCAGCTTACTCCTACCCATTAAGTATCTTGTCTTAGGGTGTTTTAAACACATAAGAATCAACCAACTACAACCTACCCAAGATTTACCCCCACCTGCTGCCCCACCAAATAATACTTCTGTTGTTTTTTTATCAAAAAGATATTCTATAGCTTTCTCTTGCGTATGTGTAAACTCAGCATTAATATTCAGTGCCATTTATATTTACGTTAATCTTAATAGGCTCATCACCACTTGTTAAGTCTAATTCGCTGCGTTCTATGTAACCACGTTTTTTGCCTTTTGTTTTTAAATAGAATATTGTAGCTGATGTACTACCGTCTTTCATTTGTGTATGTAGTTGACTTTCTGCAAAGTCTAAAGCTATATTTTCTATTTCTTTTACATCTTTAGCAAATTGCTCATCTTCCTTTAACCATTTATAGTATGTGCTTCTAGGTGTATTTGATTGCTTACAAGCTACTGTAACAACTCCTAAGCTGTTTTCTAAAGCCTGTAGCATAGCTTCTTTTTTTATGTGTCTACTTTTGTTCATTGTATATAATGTTTTTAAGTTCTTTCATCATAGTCGTTCTTCTAAATTGTTCGCTCACTCTCCAACTCTTTTGTATTGCTAAGTGTTTTTCAAAATTCTTATTACACTCTTTTATTTTTTCTTGTAAATCTTTGTAATCTTTAACTATATAAAATTCTACTTGTTCTTTGTAATCTTTTAATTCTGATTTGTTTATTGTGTTTCTACAATTACTATCAAAAAAAACTACATTGTTACAAAAACCTGCCTCATAGTATCTATTAGCTAAGTTACAAAAAACAGTATTCGTTTTATTATCTTCTATATATAATTGATACTTAAACAGATTAAGTGTTTCTCTATTTTTTTGCCAACTTAATTTGCTTATATATTTAGGGTTGCAACCTATAGCTTTGTACTTTTTAAAGTTTTTAGGAGATGTGCTTAAATATATATCATCTTGCAAATATTCTTGAAAATAATTTTTTCTATCTTTTCTAAACGTGCCATAATATATACAATCATACTTCTTACTTATTACATTATTTGCGTTTTTTGCAAGTAATAAATTTATATTTAAAGTATGTGCTGCAATTTCACTTTTATTTTTTTGACAATCATAGCCTGCTATTAAAGTATACGGTCTAAAACCACCAATAGAGCTTACAAAATTAACGTCATTTGATATTACTATTTTTCTAGCTTCTTGATTATTTTCTACCAATTTTTTAATCATTTTAAAAGGTGCGTAATGTGTAGCAAAGCATAAAACTAAAACATCATATTTTTTTTTATGTGCTTTTATAAAGTCACTTTCTACACATAATAAATCAGCTTCTAAGTAATCTGATAAAATTATAGCATTACGCAAATGTGCGTCAATCGCCTTATGTTTTTTTAACTTTTTATTTGGATATACTTCTATTAAAGCAACTTTCATACATAAACCTTATTTATAAAATCTTCATAAGTTAATTTTGTGCTTTCTGTATTTAACTTTAACTGTAGTTCTTTTAGTTGCTTGTTGTTATCACATTTAATAATAAAGTTTTCTGATTCGCTAAAGTCTGTAATTTCTTCTATATCTTGTATATCATCTTCATTCTGCCATACATCTAAACCCCATTCAGCAAGTTGTACGCTATCCCATTCATTAGCTAACATATCCCATTCCCATTCTCCAAAGCCTACATTGTCTTTTACGATAAATTCTTTCTTTTGTTCTTCTGTAAGTCCTTCTGCTACTTCAATCCATACTTCTTTTAAACCTGCTTCCTTACTTGCTTTTAATCTCATATTACCGCCTAATACCATATAATTTTCATCTACTACAATAGGTCTTAGCTTTAGCATTTCAGGAAATTCTTTTATTGACTTAACTAGCTTTTTAAATTTATCGTTCTTAATTATTCTAGGGTTGCTAGGGTTTCCTTTTACTTTACTTAACTTAACTTGTTGTTTCATAGTATATAATAGAATTTTGTTTTATTTATTTAGTGTTATTATAATTCGTAATATAATTTTCTATTCTTAATATATATTTTTTGCTTAGGTACTTGTAATATTTCTATTCCCTGCAAGTCATACATTTTATATTTATAAGGTATATTTATTTCATTTATGTATGTAACAGTAGGGTTGCATATTGTATCTTGATAACTACTTGTGCATAATAAAGCATTTGTTGTTGAATCATAAAAACTTGTATTTAGTGTAGCTATATATGTTCCTGAATTATATAAGTGTACTATAGATTGATAACATAAAGAAAACGGGTTTTTTATACCTATAAAAGTGGTATCTGTACCGTCGCCAAATTCTAAGTGATGTTCTGTATAATAGCTACTTACATCTATTGTGCTACATGGTATTAAAAATGTTTTATTATTTCCATTAGTGCAAAGTAAACTAGTTTCACATACTTGCGCCTGTAATTGTATAGATAATATTAAAAATAAAAATCTCATTAATCAAATGGTTCATTGATACCTCTTTCGCCTACTAGCTTTTCTTTTGCACTATCCCATAGCTTATCTCTATGATTAGAAAGTCCACTATCATTTCTTACAATGGTTGGCATACCCTCAGCAGGTTTGCTAGTCATATATTTACCGCAACTACACTTAGCCTCCTTTGCTACCCATTTTTTATCAACTAATATTAAAGTAGTTTTGTTAAGGTGTTTATATTCTCCGCACTCACAAGTATATTTCGCCATTGAAACTATATGTTTTAGGTGGTTTTTCGTTTTTCGTTTTTAAATAGTAATTAGTTGTTTCACTACACTTAAAGCCCATTTGCAACTCATAACCAATATCCTCAGTTATCATTTTAACTTTCTTAGCTTTTGTTTTTTTCTTCATTTATTAGTCTTTCTAATTCAAAGTGTAAGTGATTAATTGCCTTTCTTATATCTTGAACAGCAGGGTTATCTAATTTTTTCCCCGCACGTATTAGATAAGTTGTAGCTGTTCCAATATTGTAGCTAAGGTCAAAGTTGCTTACAACATCTTTTGCCATGTAGCCATTTTTTC